GGCATTTGCAGGGCTACCAAGTGCCGCTACTGCGGTTCTACCATTTTCTGTAACCACCGACGGATCAACATTACTACTGGTTAGGAATTTTGTGGCAGCGTCAAACGCATCGCTTATATATCCGGTGATCTTACTGGTTACTGTGTCGGTGAGTTTTTTAAATGCGTCAAATTGCGAACTAGACAACGCACCAGGGGTGTCAGGTCCTTTAAAGACTGTGCTCAGTAACTGAGTAGCAAAGGTTAGGGCAAATTCTAAAAAGTTCTTTTCTCTAGCAACTTTTGAATCTGAAACTGTATGACCGCTGTCTGTGGTAAATTTATTTTTACCAATCCATTCTTGTATTGCGGCAATTACTTGAGGATATTCAACCGACATACTATTCTCCTATTAAACTAATGCAATACCTGTGGTACCTTGCATGTATTGATCTGCGGCATCTTTCTTGCTTGGAACCATGACAAACACATGTTCTTTTTTAAGAGTCATAGTATCTCTATCTCCTAGAAACACCCAAGGAATCATTCCCAGTCCCTGTCCACTCATAGTTAATGCCAACGGTCTATTAATAGTGATGCCATTTTGATCATCTGCTTCTAGTCGAGCAATAATTTCGTCACCATTAACTAATTTAATACTAACAACATCTCCGGCGGCAATTGGTTTACTTAATAACATTTTTATCCTTTTTTCTGTGATACATGTGATATATCTTGTTTACGTCTACTGTTTTCTCTTTCAAGGTAGCTGATACGGCGAGAAAGCTCCATTAACTGTAATGAAGCTTTTTCTAACTGCTGTTCTAACACAGCAATTTTTTGATCTTTTGGATCACTTATCTGCATCATCTTCTGAATAATCTCCGATTAGTTTTTCTAATAGCTTATAATTATCATAGGCCTTTTTCAGTGCGGCAAATTTTTTTAATTTCTCTGGATCAGGTTCTTGTAAAATAGCCAACCTATCTTCTATCTTTTCAAGAAATGCTAGAACATCACGGCCTTTGATTTTAACATTTCCTTCAAATTCTGCATCGCCATTAACAGTTAGCCCACTACTACCGTTAGTAATCGTCGGACTAGTAGTCCAGACTGTGTTTTGATAATTGTTAAGTGTATTGTAATAATATGGAGAGGTTGTATTATTACTGATTGTAATGTTCCCATAAGGAGGATTTGTTGTATAAAATGATGTGGTATCTACACTAAAGGTATCCGTTAAGGTATCCGTTGAGGTATCCGTTGAGGTAAGTATCATAATACCGCCTTGTCAAAATATTGTTTTAGCTCAGTGAAGCCGCCAATATGTTGGTCATCTAAAAAGATTTGAGGAACTGTTCGTGCATTTGGTACTGCTTCTAATAGTTCTTCTTTAGAATATCCATCTCCAATTTTGCGCTCTTCAATTTTATATCCTTTAGCTGTCAATAACTGTTTAGCTTGATCACAGAACGGACAGTGATACTTACTCCATAATATTGCCTTCATTTTTTATCCTCTTTATAGATCAGGTAATTCTTCAAATTCTACAGCATCACTCATTACACCAATAACATAATTAGTGCTTTCATTTTCTTGAAGTGCTGTTTGTTTCTTGTTAATATTTACGTGTTTATTAAACCACGGTATAGGACTTTGACGAGGGTGATCTTCGATATACTTAATGCCTATATCTTTTAATTTAACAAACGCAGTGTAATCAACAAAGTCTTTCAGTATAGCGGCGTTTAATCCTATGACCACTCCCTTGCTGAATAGATATTCAGCCCATTCTTTTTCTTCACGTATAACTTCCATGTATAAAGCATATACTTCATCTTTACATTCTTCGGCAATTGGGATAAAGTCCGGATCATCTTTTATAACATTGTTAATTAACCAAGCAGTCCACTCGCTGTGAAGTATTTCATCTTGAAGAATTAAACTAATAATATTTCCGTTACCAATATAGATTTTATTTTCTACCATGGCCAATGATGTAGCAAAGCTCACCATGAAGCGTAGAGCCTCCAAGGCATATGATGCATGTAAGGCCAACCAAATTGCTCGCTTGTGAGTATGGAGGTCAATTTCTTCTCCCAATTCTTTACGACAATTAAAAATATGCAGGTCCTCATAGTAACGACCAATATTAGCAGCCATACCAACAATTTCAACTGTATCGTGAATTCTGTTAAATTCATCTTTTGGTACACCATACACGTTCCTTATAATATGACTGTAGCTTTTACTGTGAATCGAAGTTTCAAAAAACCCCCAAGTCAGTGTAAGAGCTTCTAACTCTGGAATACTGCACACAGGACCAAAAACTTGACTAGGTGCTCGGCCTTGAATACTATCTAAAGCAGTTTGACGCAAAAGGTTTGACGTGAATATATGCTTGACTGCATCACTGGCTTCTTTGTGATCAATCTTATCTTTGGTAAGACTGATCTCTTCTGGAACCCAAAAGAATCCGCGAGCTAGTTCTTCAAACTTAGATAGTTTAGGATATTTAACTTCTTCAAAACGTTGTACTGTTACAGGACCTTCTGGGTCCAAAAACATTTTGCGTTTAAGATAGTTTGTTTGTTTAGTGAAATTGTATTGTTCTTTACTCATAATTTACATGCTTCGCAGTCGTCATCTAATGGTTCATAGAGTATGGCATTGTCTGATGTAATAATACCTGTGCTATGTCCGTTAACTTTAATTTCGTTGGTTCCAGTTACGCTGGCCTTTGCACCAACCTTGTTTATTAAACTATAGTATATGGTCTTGATACCCCATTTGTAGGCCAACATTAGATTTTTGGCTATCAGTGTTCCGGGGACCTTACCATTTTTAAAATATGCAGGATTATAAAATGTGTTAGTTGATAGACTTTGATCAATGTACACAGCTAAAACTGCGGCGGTTTTTAAGTAATCAACACAATCAGATTGATCCCACATCATCTGATAGCGATTCTTTAGACGTTTGTACTCTGGCACAACTTGTACAAACGATCCAGCTTTTGATTCCTTTACAGAAATCAATTCCATCGGCAATTCGATTCCGTTGGTGGAGTTTAACACAACTGAGCTGGATTCGACCGGTGCCACGGCCATTAGTGTAGCATTACGAATACCATACTTTAACAGGTTAACTCGTAGTACTTCCCAATCTAAACTAGGCGTAAAATCTGTTAGTTCATTCACTCCATTGGCACGCCTTTCCCAGGGGAATACTCCCTGACCATAATAAGTGTATTGACTACGTATGCATGGTCCACGTTCTTGGGCAAGCTCAACACTTGTTTCTGTGAGGTAATAGGCCTGGTGTTCCATCCAACGTTTAACTTCTGCTAAGGCATCTGCTTCACCGTATTTGTAACTACGCTTGGCATGCCAATAGGCCAAGTTAGTAATACCAACCCCTAGTGGTTCAAAATCATCATTGGCTAGTTTGCTTTGAATGCTTAGGAAATCTTGATAGCCTAACAAATTACTTAAACTACGAACAAGTACACGACAGGCTTTACGCATGTCTTGTGGGTTACGGAAGGCACCCCAATTTATGGAGCCAAGAGTGCAAAGAGCAATCCTGCCTTCAGGGTCTTCAATTCTTTGGAATGGCTTCGTCGGCAATAGGATTTCTTGACAGAGGTTGCTTTGATATATCGGATCAAGACGGGTATCAAACGGACCTTGGTTAATAACGTTGTCAATGTTAACGAGGTAAATCCTGCCCGTGTCAGTGCGCTCTTTAAGGATACCATTTTTGAATATCTCATCCGCTGATACAACTTTCTTTTTCTTTGTCTTATCTTGCTCATATTTTAAGTATAGTGTTTCAAATTCTTTACTATCTCTATAGTATGCTTCGTAAAGATCCGGTACCTCTGAAGGATCAAATAATGTCATGGTCTCGCCGTTTTTATACCTACGCCAAAACATAGCATTTACTACAACACTATAGTCCATTTGTCGTACACGAGTTTCTTCAGTGCCTTGATTATTTTTTAATACAATAAGGTCTTCAAATTGGGCATGCCATATAGGGAAAGTCACAGTACAACTTGCATTTCTAATTCCACCTTGACTACATGAACGCAAGTCGGCAAACCATTTCTTTAGAAATGGTATCATTCCTGTGTGTTTGATTTCACCATTACGAATAGGGGAGCCAAGAGGTCTTATACGTCCAACCTCTAATCCTATGCCAGCACGTTTACTGGCATACTTGGCCATCATTTCTCCGGCGGCAAAAATACTGTCGAGAGTATCATCACTACTGACAAGAACACAACTGCTGAATTGTTTAGTCGTAGTCCCAAGTCCAGCAAGAACAGGAGTAGCAAGAGTGAAGTGACCGTCTGAAGCACATTCATAATATTCTTTAACATATTTTAATCTCTTTTCTTTGGGTTCATTATGAAATGCCGTGGCCGCGGCAATTGCGTATCTTACCTGAGGACTTTCGTAAATTTTACCTGTTGCACGATTTTGAACAAGATATTTTTCAGCTAGTTGTGCAATAGCCGCATAGGTATAGTTTTCATCTTTGTCATGATCAATAAAAAGAGCAATAATATCCCATTCTTCTTTGGTATACCATTCAAGTAGAGCGTTGGTATACATTCCTAGTTCAATATTTTTCTTAACAATTTCATAGAGGCTCGGCGGCTCGTATTCACCATATACCTCTTTACGTAGCATACTAACCTTTTGACGTCCGGCTACATATTGGTAGTTAACATTATTAATTTCTGGGTTTTCTGTTTCGTCAATTAAATTGACCATAGCCTTTAACAGTAATTCATCTATGGTATTGGTTGACATTCCGTCATGGAGCTCGATCTGAGCTTTGATTTCAATCATCGATTGACTTACGCCATCTATTCCTCTGCAGGCATTAGCCACCTGTCTCTGTATTTTTGAAACGTCTAAAGGAACACGTTCCCCGTTGCGCTTGACAACTGTAATCATTTACACTACCTTTTTTGTTATTCTACTACTATTAACGGACGACTTTTTTACTGCTAGGTAGGTATTTACCTTGGCCTAGCAAGCTCAACCATATTTTCTAGGTAAAATGAATCGGGAATATCTTGGATGTTAACTACACCAAACCTATCATAATTAAGCACGTATTGATCGTCAATATAAACTAGATTATACAATCTAATTCGAGTAGAGTCTACCATTGTCCTAACCTCTACTCGATTATTTTTATATTGATCAGTGAGCTTAATGGTATAACCAATCATTAAGGCCAATGTAAAATCATCATAGCAATTATCTGCTACAATTTCCCAAGGTGTAGGCCAACTATTTTGATTATATTGATCAATGGCCTTATTGTAAGGAATAGGTTTAACATCACTCCAGAACATGGCAATGTCTTGAAGTATATCAAAGGAATTTGTAAGTTGATGTCTAAAACGAATCCAAGCATCTAGCCTGTCTTCTACTACTATATTTTTCATTTATTGGAGAGAACTATATCTATATTCTATTGTTCCAGCACTGTTAATAGTGCTGGTGTAATAAATTCTTATCTGTCTATAAGTAGTGTTTAATACTGCTGAAAACTCTACACCGCCATTGTTTGGTCCAACATAAGAGAAGTTATCTGTTACATTTGCGTATGCTGCCAATGCCACATTAATACTTAACTCGCCTTTTCTTGAAACACCGTCTGTGGTTTTATAAACAATGTATTGTACTTTGACAACTTGATCATTTCCGCTGTAAGGTAATCTAGTTAATAGTATTGCTTCAGGGGTTGGAGTCATTGTAACAATGTCTGTCATATATGTTACATTTGATTCAACAAATGTTCTACCTTGAACAGATGGTACTAGGCCCGTGTCGTCAAGAGCATTATCCGATGCAAATCGTTCTCTTAAAAATAAATCATCTCTTGAAAGATTGCCATAAGAATTAAATTCAATCAATGGACGAGATTGTTCTAGATCTCCTAGAACATTGTTTCCAACTTCTTCAAATGTATTGCCTAAAGATTTATGATAAGTTGGAGTATCCGTTGCATTGTTACCAACAACTATGGCCTGATATTGAATTGTTGAAAATAAATTTTCAGTAATCTTGCCACGAATAGGTCCTGTATTGTTACCAGAAACCAACGACTCAGTCCATCCTCCAGTATTGTTAGAACTGGCCAAACCAAATGCTATTCCACTGTATAGATTTGTAAATTTATTTTTATCAATGTCTATGTCTTCAATGTCGTAATTAGATCTTACTCCGATTTTTAATCCGTCAAATACGCAATCTCGAATAGTGACATTTTTTGATGTAATTGCACCTTGACCTCTTATATCGATACCGGTGTATATATCATCTGCTATTATTAAAGGAGTATTGTAACCTTGGAATTTACAATTAACGATTTGAGCATCTTCAACGCAGTCTAATTTTAGTAAAGGTTCTAGACCACTTTGACCAAGACCATTATCATAACAAAAAGTAACTCCTTCTATGTAAACATCCTTGGCTACTGTGCTGAAATTATTTTGTCCGTATTCTAATTTAACAGGTAATCCAATATCGCTGGTAATATCAACCGTCTGCATAATTCCCTGACCCAATGAAGTAAGTTTAAGAATAGTTTTATCTGGACCATCGCCTACGATTGTAGTGTATGGCGGGATATAAATTGTGCTGGTAATTATGTATGTGCCTGCAGGAATACTTAATCTCCGTCTACTACGTGCATCACTTTGATCACTGTTTAGATATAATTGATCAATGGCCTGTTGAATTTTTTCTGTGTCCGGAGTACTGTTATTTCCTAGTGCTCCAAAATCTAAAACAGTGATATTGTCGTCAAGTTTTCTTCTAAGGGTTCTTGTAGAATTCCCGTTGCCACCTGGGCCTGTAATTACTGGAGTAGCCCCTTCTAGATATCCTCTATAATAGTACAGACTGTCTATATCAAAAATATTAGCTACGGTGTGTTCAGTAATAATTTCTGTGTTACCTATTTCAGGTGCGCCCTCTGCAACAGAACCGTTACCTATATAGAGTTTTTGCGTGTCAATCGCCCAACCAAATTCTCCACTATCTAACTGTGGTAATCCCGTTTCGTTGGCTTGTCCTCTTCGAACCTGTATTTTTGCAATTTCAATAACGGCCATAAAATATCCCCTTATGGGATATTTATCTTAGGAACTAGTGTTTAGTTGAGAGGTAATATTCTTCTACTTTAGATAACCACAGATCTTGATATTTGTTAAAATCATTAGGCCATAAATCAAACTGTTGATATTGCAGATCTCTACTGCACATAAAAACGTGACCCTCGCGTATGTCTGTTTTATATACTTCATTATGTGCTAATATATAAGCAACTAATTGGATTTTGTAATCATCAATCCACTCTTCTTTCTTAGGTTTATTAGTCTGTTTATAATCACAGACGCTGGGATTATCTTTATAAACAGCAACTAAATCTGTGGTGCCACTGTATAGTCCTGGAAAGTATAAACTCTGTTCCATGGCCCATACTTCATTTACATCTTTAAGACCATTTTCAATAATTATATCGGCCATCTTGTTGGCCTGTACATGCACTGGATTATTACCCGGCTGTCTTTGAATCCCACATAAAAATCTTTCTAGATTTCCATGCATTGCAGTACCTACGCCTGCGGCTTCACTAGTTATTTGTTGTGCTTTGGCATGACCTATACGATTCCTCCATTCATTGAGTGCTGTCATATCTTTAGTTGAACTAAGGATGGTTGTCACACTAGGAAGTTTTTCTCCGTCTGGAGTAGCGTATACACGCTTTCTGGTTACAGGGTCATTTATTTGTTGACAATTCTTATATTGAAATTTTTCAACAAATGGTGGGGGAGTATATTGGATCATAACAGTAATTATACTGCCATGAATTGTTAAAAGCAAACTTTGATTAACTCAATTTGTTTTGATAGTCTTGTGAAGCTTGATGTGCCATTGTATCTACACTTGGTCCAGAACTAGTTCTTAATTCAGTCTTTCTTCGTTCTGTTTCTGTCTTAGTAACAATTATATCGCCTGTTTCACTGGGATCTTTGATCATTCTTTGAAGTTCATCGCTTTTATCATAGATATCTTTTAACGATTCTGGTCCTAGTTCAGCATAGCCAAATTTAAACATAAGGCTATTAACAGCAGGGTAAGCGAGCTTTAGTGGAGCATCTTTAGTATCGCTTCTCCCAACCATATTTTTAAGAACAAGGACTAGATCGTTGGTAAAACGATCTTCTACTTCAAATAATCTCATCTGCTGAGTGATCTCATTAGATCGTGTGACTCTTGAATTTTACGTTTAAATTTGAGTTTACTTTCTTGAACACGTTTTTCACGACCAGCTGTTTCTGCACCACCAGAAGCCGCACCTGCCGCAGAGAATCCATCATCTGTGTCTGGGATTTCTTCACTGCCTAGATCGTCTGGACTACTTGGTCCCATGTCTCCCATACTTGCATCCATGCCCATTGGTTGAACATCAGTGGCTTCGCCTGCAAGAACAGCAACAGCATGACTGATAGCTTCGCGCTGTTGTGTCATTGTTTCTAGTGTTGCAGTCAATGCCGGTGCAACTGCGTTTTTAAATGCTTCTGCTTCTGCTTGACCAAATTCACCACGGATACTATCAGCTAGTTCAATCATTGACTTAGTCTGGTATTGGCCAACACGTTGCATCCATGTTGTGAAGTCATTAACCATATCGCTGGCTGCGGTAATGGCCTTGGCCTTACCTTCCTCATCTTCTCTTAATAATTGACGTAGGCCTTCGTTGACAATTTTAACATGATTGCGGAAAATTAAAGTAGACTCTTTGATTCTTTTTTCTTTGGCTGCTTTCTTCATTGGCTCTTTCTTATTACCGTCTTTGTCAAGGTCTAAGAAATCTGGTTTAGAAGCTTCTTCTAGTCCAGAATCTTTTTTAGCTTCTTTGTCAGCCTTTTGTGACTGCCAGCCTTGGACTGTGCGAGATTTAACTTTAGCACCGCTTGGTAATGTTACGTCACGCTCTTTTGTTTTAGCAGGAGCACGTTTCTCTTCGGCTTCTTTAAAGGGCTTGCCAGCCTTGGCGGCGGCCTTGGCACGTGAGCCCCATACTTCATCTTTATTAGACTCGATCTTACCATCGCCGTCATAATCTTTTTTAGCTTTTTTAGCTTCTAGTGTTCTTGTTATTTTCATTGTTGTTTCCTCGGCGACTGATTCGTCGGCTTTATTTTTGTTGTGTGATTTCCATGCGGTTGCATAGGCAATAGATTTCTCTTTATCTGTTAGTTTTCCGTCTTTGGCGTAGCCTTTTTTAATATGTTTGACCATACGCTCGCCTTTGGCAGTAGGTGGTGCTTTTTCAGCAATCACTTTACTTTCACCTAACATTTCTTTAATTTTGGTATTTAACAGAGAAATCATAAATTGATCTTTCTGATAAGTTTCCTGAGTTAACAGTTCATTAAAACTAGAAGATGATTCAGCTTGGTGAATTTTTGTACGTAGAAGATTACGATAATTCTCTAGATCTTCTCTGGTGTATCTATCAAAATTAATCTTAGTCCCAAACTTTTTGAACATATTTTCATTAAGTTGAGTTGAGGTAATTGATTTTGTAAAATCTGTGGTCTTCATATGAGGATCCTAAAGTTTGATAAAATATTTATCTCAACCTACGTAGTTTCTCAAAACTAGATAATATCTCTTTTTTAGCCGCAGTCTTCTTAAAACGGGCTACTTTGAGCCGAGTATACATTAATTCAGCTCTATCAATATCTTTGCGTTTTAAACTGCTTAGTGCATGGGCACGGGACAGTGTTTCTTCAAACAATCCGTATCCGTATCTTCTATCTTCTCTAAGCAGAGCATCGTCCAGCCATTTGCCCAAAGCTAGATTATTAGCTAATACTGCGGCTGTTTGAGGGAGATTGATTTGATCTACAATAACGTTATCGTGTCTATCTTTGATAACGTAGAATCCGGTGTTTTCTTTTACAATAGTGTAATTATCTACACTAACAGTTCCGTCGCCGTTATCGCAGGGGACCACAAAACCTTGTTTCCGTAGATTTTTTCTAACTTCATAGGCCAGTGTTTCTATTTTTTTAAAGACAGGATCTATCATTGGTGTTTAATAGTTTTTCTATCTTTACTTATAGTATATACACCTTTTCGAACAAGGTTATTGGCTACCCAATTATTATGCTCATCTAATGTTTTTAAATTAATTTCTTTGCCAAATCTCTTAACAAAGTTAGCTTCTTCGTTGGTCATAATAACTGAAACTCCGTCTAAGAGATCATGGATTTTCATTATTGTATCCTTGAAGTATCAAGGGTTATAGTTGTGGGAGTTGCTGAAACTACTTTAACTTTACCCATACCAGGTATCTGTAGCATAGTCCCCGGTTTGATAGGAGTAACTGCTCCTACAGTTTTATCGCTAGAAGTTTGTTGCGTTGTAGTTCCGGTTGCTGATTGCACACCTTGAGAAATACCACCTACAGCATTTCCTATACCTTTGGCGGCTCCACCAACAGCTGACCCAATTCCCTGTGCGGCTCCACCAACTATATCTCCTGCGGCCCCTAGTGCCGCGCCGCCTAGAGATCCTATGCCTCTACCTAAAGCGCCACCTGCAGCCAATGCGCCTCTACCTAAAGCGCCACCTATAGCACCTAGTACAGGTAGAAATTCATCTATTTTTTGGCCTTTGCTAGGTACGAATTCAGTGGCTCTCATATGATTATTTTATAAAGGTAGTTAATGCTGTAGCATGTCCGCCAATCCAACCTAATACTGCCACGCCGCCCATAATTAAATAGGTCCATTTAGTTTTAAATTTTTCAAGGTCGGAAATTTTCTTAGCAAGATCATTATGAGCTTCGGATGAGTTCTTGGTCATTTCTTTTAATGCGGCATGAAGACTTTCGCCTGTTCTATCTAAACAGTCGTGCATTTCTTTTACATCTGACTTTAATTCATCAAGTTTGCAATCTAAGTTTTCAACCTTAGTCTCGACTATGCCTAGCCGTTCTACTGTCGTTGCCACCAAAAGTTCTCCTGGTTGTTTTGGAAATTTTATCTAAAATGCCTTAAACTGTACTATGAAGTGCCTTGATGGTGGTGTTTTTAAATTGTGATTGATATGTAAAGAATACTGCTTTGTCAATATTTATCGTTTCGGTTAATTTTTTAATTATAGGGATTTCATGAAGATCGTTTGCCAATAGTCCAACTGGGTCTTCATCTTCTTCATAGGCTCGTTGACGGTCTGGTCTAAAACTAAAGGTCCACACTTTTTGTTTGCCTTTATATGCAGATCCAAATCCTAGATCTTTAATATCTACTTCTTTGCATTCAGGAATACTATCGTAGGTAACAATACAACGAAGTTCAATACACTGCATTAATGTTGTAAAGTTTCTATGTTGATCATATTCTAATTCAGTTCCCTTGTTTGGCCGAGAAGCTCCGGTCTTTGTAATATCTATCAGAGTTTTAATTTCGATGGTTTCCATTATGTACCTACATTTTAATTACAGGTATTTATAGTCACAAAAAAAGGTGTTCACCGAAATGAACACCTTTTATTTCAATACTAAAGATTAGTATGTGTAAGCTCTAACTGTAGCACTGGTTAGATAAATTGTAGCAGGTACACTGTTTACAACACTACCTAGAGCCTGAATAGCGGCTTCTAATGTAGAAGTAGTAGCAGTAGCATTGCTTGGGCCAGCGCCTAGATAGCCAGGGCTGTCACTATCAACACCAAGGTGCTCAATAGCAAAACGTATATAGTTAGCTGTAGCGCCTGTACCAGTTGTTAGGGTACCAACGCGGCTAACTGTACCGACAACGCCAGTAGCAGTACGGAAAATTTGATCCAATGCGCCACCAGCTAAAGCTAGGTCGGCGGCTAGTTTGTAAGCATCGCCATTCCAGAATGTCAAGGTGTAGTCTGTTAGAGCTACGCCAGCGAAGTTTTTTGGTGCAACTAAGTTGCCATGTACACGAGTAAGTCCAGTCATTAAAGTTCTCCTTATTTTTAATCTCGCTCCGAGATCATTGTAAAATTATTTATACAAAGTGGTAAAAAAAGGGTCCGAAGACCCTTTTTAATTGGTTAATTTAATTAGATAGCACCAGATTCTAGTGTACTAATATCTGTAACGGTAACTGTACCAACACCAGCAAATACATCAGTATCAATAACTTTCTTAATTGCGGCTGTTAGACTGGTATCAGTGTTAGCAGTATTGTATGTTTGTGCTGTAGGTCCATCAACAGCAATAACATATTGATTGTCACCCTTTAAACCCATATATACAATAGTAGCAATTTTCTGAACAGCACGAATGCTCTTAGTATAATTGCCTAGTGTAAGTGCTGTGCTAGTTCCAGATGGGTTGCCGCCACCTGAGTCAGCTGTACCGACATTAGTACCAGCAATTTTTAGAAATATTGGCTGATAACCATAAAAGCCAGTTGTATCAGTTGTTCTACCGTTGATTCTTGAAATTCCACCCATTTTAATTCTCCTTGTTTACGCCCCGCTCCGTGACTAGTGTAAACTTATTTATCGATTTGGAAAGTTAATCGTCTTTGATATCACCTTCAATGATAGTGAGGTTTTTAGCGGTGATTTTGTTATCTCGTAGTTTA